CCCCCGACGCAGTAACCGAAAGGGAACATCATGGCGAATGAAGCCAAGCCGCTGTTCCGCCCGGGGGCAGACGTCACCGTCCTGACCACGGCTGCGGTCACCGGCAAGACCTTCGTCGGCGTCTCCGCGACCGTGGACGCGTCGACCGGAATGATCAAGGTGGCCACCGCCACCGGTGCCGCCAAGGCATTCGGCGTCGCATCGCGAGACATCGCATCCGGCGACATCGGCCACATCCTCCGCGGCGGCATCGTCAACGTCACCGCTGGCGGTGCGATCACCGCCGGAGCGCAGGTCGAGGTCGGGTCTGGCGGCAAGGCCGTCACCCTCGCCTCCGGCGTGCCCGTCGGGACCGCCCTGTCGACCGGGTCCAACAACAACGACGTGCTCGTCGCACTGGATCTCTGAAAGAGGGCTGAACAATGGCAACCTACTACTCGCAGGAGTACCCGCTCGGCGCCCCTCAGGTGTCGGGCAACAACCTGACCGTCGACCTCATGCTCAAAGAGCCGACGCGCATCAACAACTACCTGTCGAATGTCGCGCTCAAGGGCTACTTCGCCGAGCGGATCTTCTCCAACGGTGGTGGCGTCTCGGGTGGTGCGCTGGTGTACACCCAGCTCACGGCAAACGACCTGTTCCCCGTTCGCGGTGGGCAGAAGGTCGCGCCGGGCGCTGAGTTCCCCGAGGTGACGTTCGATCGTCCCGAGCCGAAGACCGCACAGGTCGAGAAGTTCGGTGGCAAGTTCCGTGTCACCGACGAGGCCCGCGACCGCAACGACATGTCTCTCATCCAGTCCGAGGGTGTCAAGCTGGGCAACGACATTCAGCGGTGGCTGCACGCACGTGCGCTCACCGAACTCGAGGCCAGCATCACCGCGGTCGGTTCTGACGTGCAGATCACCGGCACCTCGTGGGCGGATGCAACTGCACTGACGATCTCGACGGAGAACAAGGCGGCGCTGCCGGCGGCCGACCTCGCGACGATCCGCAAGCGCGGGCAGAAGCAGGAACTCGGCGCCGAGTACACGCTGCTGATCCTGAACCCCGACGAGTACGCGAACCTGTCGATCATCTACGGTGACGCCGATGCGTGGTTGCGGGCACAGGGATTCAGTGTGGCGGTGTCGAACATCGTCACCCCGGGCACCGCGTACGCGGTCGCCGAGGGCCAGGTCGGTCAGGTCCGCTACGAGCAGGGCCTGAAGACGGTCACCTACCGGGATGACTCGACTGAGTCGACCGTGGTGCAGTCGTCCATCCGGCCGGTGTTCGCGGTCACCAACCCGTACAACGTGCTGAAGCTGACGGGTCTGGCTGCCTGATGGCTGTCACCCGCACCGTCCGTCTCGGGTCGATGGCTTACGTCGACCCGGACGGGCGGGTTCGTCGTGCCGATTGCGGGGCCGAGGTGGAGATCCACCCTGACCATGTGGAGCGGTTCGACCGGCTTAACGTGCTGCAGGAACCGGCAACCCCGGCGCCGAGTAACGAGCCGGCCGAGCCTGTCGAAGACAAGCCAGTCGAGACGAAACGCCGTCCCGGCCGGCCGCGTAAATCGGAGTCCTGATGTCTGCGTACGCCACCAGCACAGATCTCGCTGTGCGTTGGCGAGTCCTCTCCAATGAGGAGGCATCCCAGGCGGACATTCTCCTCGGGGACGCTGCTGTGTGGCTACGCGTGTGGTTCCCCGACCTCGATGCACGCATCGAATCAGGGGACGTCGATGCGCAGGCCGCGGTCATGCTGTCGTGCGCGATGGTGAAGCGGGCGATGCTCGCTTCCGGCCACGAAGGACAGTCATCGGGCATGAGTGTGATGGGTCCGTTCACCACACAGGTCGCGTTCCGTAACCCGGAAGGCAATCTGTACATCACCGAGCAGGAGAAGGTCCTGCTGGATGGTCGCTCTGATGCGGTGTCGATGGAGTGCACGGGGCTGTGAACCTGCCATTCGGCCAAACCGTGACCATCGTCCGGGTTCCTGCTCGGAACCGTCACGGAGATCCCATCGGGGACGACGCATCTCACACGATCGAGTCGTGCGGTGTCGACTGGAATGCCACAGCTTCCAACACGCAGTTCCAGGACGTGCAGACCACTGATGTGGACCTGTATGTGCCTCGCGGGGCTGATGTGGTGGCGTCGGACAAGGTCGAGTTGTCGGACGGGTCGACGTTTCGTGTGGTGGGCCGGCCGATGTGGGATCAAGTTCATCCGATGACCGGTGAGGATTTCGGGTACAAGCTGGTTCGTTTGCGGGAGGTGTCTGGTGCGTGATGTGAAGGTGGGTCGCGCGCACGGATTCCGGGGGCTTGGTGAGGTGCTGGTCTCTCCGGAGATGCGGCGTCTCGTCGAGTCTCGCGCCAACACTGCCGCCTTGTTGTATCAGGCGTTGGTGGCGAAGCAGACCGGCGAGTTGGCGCGGGATGTTCAGGTCCGCACCCACATTGGTGGCCCTAACCGGGATCGGTGGGTGGGGTCGGTGCATGTGGGTGAGCATGTGGTGCAGGATTTGCCGCACGAGTTCGGCTATGACCGGAACGGCACTGAGGTTGATGGTGCGCATGACCTAGATCAGGTGTTGCGGATGCTGGCGAGGTTCACGTGACCTTCCAGTTCCCGGTCGACTACCGGCCGGCGTTCGACGACATCGGCGATCTGGCGTGTGACATGGTGCAGATCGAGTTGGATCGGTGCACCCCTGGAGGGTGGGCAGGCACTCGTCGGCACCAGCACGCTGACGATCTCATCCGTCAGGGCGAGGTGGTGGTGGTGGTGCACATCATGCCGGGGACGGTGATGGACGACGTATTCCGCTACACGCCAGTGCAGTTCGAGGTCACCGCAGAAGGCTACGACACGTCGGTGAAGGTGATGCAGTTCCTGGAGGACGAACTCACCCGCAAGTACGGCGACGGCGGCATTGTGGAACGCCCAGGTGGTGTCCGCTCCAATGTGCGCAGGTTCGGTATCGAGGAAACCCAGCAGCAGTTGGTGTTCCTCAATCCTGACCATCGCATGTTCCAGGCCACTTTCCAGGTGGCCACCAAGAAACGCACACCCTAACAACAGTTTTCACTACCGCGTGCTCACGCCCGAGTTCGCGGCATTTGTCATGCCCAACATCGGGCGGAAGGAGAAGGTCTGATGGCCTCACAGGTTGAGTTGTATCGGGAGGCGAACGAGCTCGGGATCGTTGTCGCCCAGAAGTTGCTGGTGATGGCGAAGCCGTGGGAGAAGGGTGTCGGCGCTCCCGACCCGCTTTTCGACGAGGACGGCATTGTCCCGGGTTCGCTCGCTGGTCTGAAGTCGCTCGGTGGCATCAAGAAGAAGACCGGTGCGTCGTTCACCCCGGAGATCGACATCACGCCGATCGAGACGTACGGCAACTCGTCGCCGTCGCGCCGGCTGATCCAGTCGGAGGGCGGCAAGCTCGAGATCGGTCCGCAGGAAGCGCGGAAGATCGTGCACGAGCTGCAGACCAACCTGCAGGCGGGCGAGTTCGAGGCGACTGCGACTGGCGGGTTCCGGGCGAAGAAGCGCGCCCTCAGCCCGATCCGGTACTGGACGTTCTTCGTTCTCGGTGAGGACGTCAACGACGAAACCCTCGAGCCGATCTGGCAGTGGTGGTGGTTCCGGAAGCTGTCGATCGAGTCCGGCGGCAAGATCTCCCTCGCCCAGGATGCGGAAGCAATGCCCGATCTTGAGCTGTCCCTCAACCAGGACGGCGAGGATCTGTACGAGTTCGGTATCGACGGCCCCGGCTTCGAACCGCTCCTCGCGGACATGGGCTTCACCAGCGGCCAGTTCGGTGTCGGTGTGGGTGCAGCTTCGGCTGGCACCTTCACCCTGTCGTACAAGGGCAACACCACCGCCGGCATCGCCTACAACGCCACCGCCGCCGCGGTGAAGTCGGCGCTGGTCGCTCTCGACGACGGTTACGACGCCGCGGACTGGACCGTTACCGGCACCGCCCCGAACTGGACGGTCGAGACCCCGGATGGTGCGTCGGTCACCGGTTCCGGTGCGGGTCTGACCGGCGGCACGTTCGCCGTCACCCCGGTCGAGGTCTGAGTTGTTCCCCGGTGCCGTGTTGGGTGACGCGGCGCCGGGGGACTTCACCCACTCATCACCCAACCTCACCCAAGGAGATTGACCCATGTCTGCACCCACCGCACGTAAGTCGACCGCCCGCAAGGCGGCGGCGAAGAAGGCCGCCCCAAAGGTTGCCGAGCGCACCGAAGAGGAGCGCACTGAGGCGAACATCGCCCAGTTCGAGGAGTACCGGGAACGCGCGCGGAAGCTGAAGCTGGCACCCAAGAATGTCGAACTCGACCCATACGTGGTCAGTGCGGCAACGCTCGACGATGGCATCGATGAGGACGTGGTTCTGAAGTTCCCCGCCACGTTCCGTCAGAAAGCTCAAATGCAGCAAGCCGTCGCGATGGGCAACTGGCTGGGATTCGTAGAACTCCTCGGTGGGTCAATAGCTGTCAACCGCCTGCTGTTCGGATTTGAGCGCTACGCCACCGAAAATGACGATGACGACGAACTGCTGTTCGTTGGGTTCTGCTACACGGTACTCAACCATTTCCGCGGCCAGGGGGCTGCTGATGTGCCGGGGGGTACGCCAGCCTCGTAGACCTCATCGGAGGCTACGGGGCGCACATCCGGTGTGACCTGCAAGACGTGTACGGGCTCGACCTTAACGACTGGTTCTGTCACGAACGGGACTGGCGCGACCTTATCGAACTGATCGACGGATTGCCGTCGGGATCAAGGTATTTCGCGGCAGTCCAGGAGGATGAGGAGTTGGCGCGGGCTCGGGCGGAGAACTATCAACCGCCCGAGCCAGCGGACGCACCATCGTTCCGCGAGTTCACCGCCGAACGGTACGACTACGCCCGCATCATCGCGCTTCTCGAGCGCATTTTGGCCGGCGTGTATCGCGTCAGTAGCGACGCCCAACCGTATGTGCCGGTTCCTGCGGTCGAACGCATTTCGGACGAGATCGCTTTCGACCATCTGCTGAGTGTTGCTGCCCGCGGGCTCGGAGAGGAGATCTGACTTGGCCGTTTACAGTGCCGGTTCAGCGAAGATCGACATCTCCGCGAACATGTCAGGGTTGGCGAACGAGATCCGCCGCAACCTCGAGCGGATGCAGGTCGAATACGACATCGACATCGGCGCTGATCTCGATCGCCTTCGCGCGCAAATGGCGGCGCTGCGGGATGAGTCCGTTGATGTGCGCATCAATCTGACCGGTGCATCGCCGGCCCAGATTGAGTCCACGGCACGGTCGTTGCGTGATCTGGCGCGACAGATGACGCGGATTAAGTCAATCGGCGACGTCAGTGTTGTCACGAGAGCTGTGTTCTCGAGTAACCTGTCGACTGCTGAGTTGGAGACGACAGCACGGGCGTTGCGGCAGATGGCGGCTGCGGTCACTCGGCTACAAGCAGCTGGCGATGTCCGCACTGTCATCGACATTGATGTCCGCGGCATCCAGAACCTCATCGTGCTGCAGCAGTTGCTTGCCGGTCTGGATCGCCGGATCAACATCAACGTCAACACCAGCGGACTCGACCGGGTTAGTGGGGGAGCGCAGAACGCTACCCGCTCGCTGACGACGATGCAGAAGGTCAAGTTCACTGCGTTGGCCGCGGGCATCACTGCGCTCGTCCCTGCGCTGTTGGGTGTTGCCGGCGCCGCGGGTGGTGCTGCGTCTGCGCTGGGAGCTATGGGCGCGGTCGGCATCGTCGGTGGTGTCGGGATTGGGGATGCGTTCTCCGCACTGAGTGAGCAGACCGCGAATGCCGGTGCTGCCGCGCAGGATTTGGTGGACAAGCAGGATGCGGTTGCGGATGCGTTGCGTGGTGTCGAAGACGCCCAGGACGGGGTCGCTTCGGCGCAACGGGCGGCGGCGCAGGCACAACGGGATCTGAACGACTCCTACGAGGAAGCGTCTCGGTATCTGCGGGACATGAACGACGAGCTGGTGTCGGCTGAGATCGCGCAGGAGCGAGCCGAGATCGGTTTGGCGCGTGCCCGCGAACGCCGGTTGGAGGTCAACGCTGACCCCCGCTCTACACGGGTGGATCGTGCTGAGGCTGAGGTTGATGTGCGGGACGCGTTGCAGCGTCTGCGGGAGGCGAAGTCCAAGACTGCCGACCAGCGTGCCGATACTACCCGCGCCAACCAGGCGGGGGTTGGCGGTTCTGACATTGTGCAGAACGCTGTCCAACGCCGAGACGACGCGAACAAGGCTGTCGAGGACGCGCAGCAACAGCTCATTGTTGCCACGCGTGAGCTCGCCGCGGCTCAGAACGAAGCCACCACCGCCGCATCGGGCGGGGTGGACAAGTTCGCCCAGGCGATGGCGCGGTTGGCGCCGGCCGCCCAAGACTTCGTACTGCAGATGCGTGCCCTCGGACCGGCGTGGACTGAGCTGCGTAAAGCCACCCAGCAGGCCATGTTTGATGGTCTCGGCGACTCGGTCACCCAGTTCGCGAACCAAAACATGGGCGGGTTCCGGACGGTGATGGTGGACATCGCCGGGTTCATCAACACCACCTTCAAAGACACCCTGTCGCAACTGTCCGATGTGTTCGCCCGACTGTCAGCGAACGGCGGGATGCAGGCATTCCTGTCCGGTACGCAGGCGATGATGTCTGGACTCGCACCCATGATCGCCGGTATCACCGAGGGGTTCATCCAGATGGGTGCCGCCGCCGGTCCCGGTATGGGAATCCTATTCGAGTCGATCGGCCAGTTGGTCGCTACGACAGGCCCGTTCCTTGGGCAGCTCGGCAACATTCTGGCGCAGTCGCTGGCGAGCATCATGCCGACCCTGGGTGAGTTCATCAACGCTGTCGCGGTCGGGCTCGGTCCGATTCTGCCGGTGCTCGCTGACCTGATTTCCGGGCTGGGGCAGGCGCTTCTTCCGGTGCTGCCGCCGCTGTCGCAACTGCTTGTCACCCTCGGGCAGGCGTTGACCCCTTTGCTCGGGCCGCTCGGTGAGGCGTTGGCGGAACTCGGCCCGCCTTTGTCGGCTCTCGTTGCCGCCGCGGGCGATCTGCTCCTCGCGTTCGCTCCGATGTTGCCGCTCATGGCCAACCTGGTCGCGCAGATCCTCACACCTCTGGCCAGTGCTCTAGGTGCCGCGTTCCAGGCGCTGCAGCCGTTCGTTGCACAGTGGGCCGAGCAGCTTGCTCCGCTACTGCAGACACTCGCACCGGCTTTCACAGAGATCGGCACGATCCTGTCCGGAGCACTCGTCCAGGCGGTGCAGGCGTTGATGCCGCACCTGGTGACCATCGCTCAGGCGCAGATGGATTGGTACATGGCCATCGTGCCGCTCCTGCCTCAGCTGGCGGAGCTCGCCCTGTCTCTCCTGCCGATCATGATTCAGTTCCTCGAGATCGCGCTACCCGTGATCGCCACCGTCATCAACGTGTTCGCCCAGCTTGCGACGAATGTGGTGCCGAGGGTTGTCGACGCGCTCGGTTTCGTTGTCGGCGCCATCCAGCGGGTGACAGAGACGACTCAGTGGTTCGTCGACCTCTGGGGCGACATCTGGGCGACCGTGACGAACACGCTGACGGATAAGAAAGACGTAATCGTCGGCCAGGCAGGCGAACTCGTCCGCTTCTTCCAGGACATGCCCGGTCGAATCCGCAACGCCATCGCCGGAATCTGGGACCCACTCAAAGAGACCTTCAAGGGCGCCCTCAACTGGATGATCAGCGCCTGGAACAACTTCAGTTTCTCGATGCGAGTCCCCGGTAGCGTTCCGGTCCTCGGGGGCAAGGGCTTCACGATTGACACTCCCGACCTGCCGTTGCTGAAGGCGGCTGGTGGTGCGATCTCCGGGCCGGGTGGGCCGCGTGACGATCTGATCCCGGCGATGCTGTCGAACGGCGAGTACGTCGTGAACGCCAAGTCGGTCGGCAAGTACGGCGTCGGGTTCATGGACCAGGTCAACGCCGGCCGGTTCGCCGACGGTGGCCTTGTCGGGACCTACGGGCTGACATCTGAGGCGGAACCGTTCCCGCAGTGGGTGAACGACCTCGGCGCCAAGTATGCGGTCGAACCGTCCACCTACGCAGGGCACCAGTCCGGTGACCGTGCAGAAGCCGGATTTGCCCCCAACCCACAAGGGCTCATCCGCGGCATCGACTGGGGCGGCGCGGTCGACGCAATGCAACGATTCGCTGAGTACCTGTTCAGCATCGCTCCGTCGACGCCGCATGTTGAGCAGATCATCTGGCAGAACCCGGGAACGGGTCAGACGATTGGATGGGCGGGCCGTAGCGACGAGTCGAACTCCGGCTACTACGCCTCCGACTGGGGCGGCCACCAGGATCACGTGCACACCCGATTCAGCGGGCCGATTGGTGTGGCGCCGATCCCGAACCCGTACGAGAACAACCCGCTGTCGACGACACCGGAGTTCGATCCGTCGTGGAATACCCAGGATGGGCGTAGTGATGCGCCGAAGTACGCTCCGGAACCGTCGGCGCCGTCCACGACTCAGGCGGAGAAGAAGCCATACCCGACGTCGTTCTCGGGGTGGGCTGGATTCGCGGCCGAGAACTTCGTTGGCGGTCAGGTCAAGTCGCTGCTCGGTGTGCTCGGCATCAACGACTCGCCCGGTTTCCTCACTGCCGGTCAGGAGTTGATGCGGCAGCAGGAGGAGAGCCGGAAGAGGCAGCAGGAACTGCAGCAACCAAACACCGCCGCGCCGCAGTCGACGACACCGCAAAGCGCTCCGGCGCCGCAGAGCAGCACACCGGAGTACATGCCGGCACCGGCCGCACCCGCGGCTCCGCCCGCACCTGCGGTGGTCCTCGACGTCCCCGAAGGTGGGATCGCCGCCGGTACACCAGGCGCGAAGGAAGCTGTCTTCAAGGTGTGGAGCCAGCTCGGTTGGGTTGGCGATCAGTGGTTGGACACACTCCGCTTGGGACACGGCGAATCCCGCTGGGAAGTCGATGCGACTAACCCTTCGTCCGGCGCATACGGACTCGGCCAGTTCCTCGGTGAGGACAAGAAGCAGCGGTGGCCGCAGTACTTCACTCCCGACGCTGCGGCGCAGGCTGGGCCGTGGTCTGAGTACATCAAGGAAAGGTACGGGTCGCCGTCTGAGGCGTTCGCCTTCTGGAGCGCACAGTCTCCGCACTGGTACCACACAGGCGGCCAAGTCTCCGGTTCGGGCGACGTTCCCGCGTGGCTTGAGGGCGGCGAGTACGTGGTGAACCGTCATGCCGCACAGGCGAACATGCCGATCCTGGAAACGATCAACGCCCGCCGGCCCATGCCCACCGTTGCCCGCCGCCCCGCAGGTGCGGGGAGCGGCCGGAACGTCACCAACAACTGGACTGTGCAGGCATCCCCGATGGACGCGATTGAGGCAGGCATGCGAGAACAAGACCGTCGGGCCGCTGCACAAATGGCGGGTATCTGATGCAGGCGACGATCGAGCTGGAGAACGAGGCCGGCTACTTCAAGATCTCCGGTGCCGGCGGTGCTTTCGGTGATGAGGGGGTGGAACTCGCACCGGGGCCGAAGGGTATGTGGTCCACCGAGTTCACCACCTTGATCGTGTCGGGATCGATGCAGGTTGGTGGGTATGTGGCGGGCGAGGAGGTGCCGGTTCGGCGGATGACGTTGACGCTGCACCTCCACGACATGGGCGAGGGCGTGGAGGCGACGGTGTCGCGGTTCCGGCTCATGTGGGGTTCGCCGGTGTCGAAGCTGCGTCCGGTGACGTGGCGGTACACCTCCGTGTACTCGGGGGAGCGGTGGCTGACCCTCCTGTTGGAGAAGGAGATCCTGTTCTCTCAGGAGAAGGACTGGAACCTGCAGGGGTATGCGAAAGCTGTTGTGTCGGTAGTGGCGTTGGAACCCCGGTACGAGTCGCAGCAGCTGGAGGTGACGGTCACCAATCCGTCGAACGGGGAGCACACACTCTGGGCGCCGTGTTGGAATCCGACCGACCAGTACGCCTGGCCGGAATGGGGACTGAAGCCAAACGGAACTGCCACGTTCGCGTTGCCGGACTTCAGCTTCGACCAAGAGCAGGACATCGACCCGAAATGGGTTCCGGGGGACCAGGCAGATCGCATGGTCGTCACCCCTGCGATCAACAAGCTGTGGTCGGTGATGACTGAACGTTCCATGGACCCCTACGTTGCATCCGATCTGTCCAACGCTGGTGGCCAGATGGGTGGCGTCCGTCTGCTGTACCCGATCCCTCCGCACACGGGCACCGCGGATGATCCGGTCATGTTGCCGGTCATCATCAACGGCCCGGCCGGCGCGAAAGCGAAGCTCATTCTGCGCCGGTTCTGGTCTGCCGAGTCGGGGCTTGAGGCGTGAGCGGAAAGTACGGGGTGATCCTCCCGTACGAAGGCGACGACCTCGACGAGTTCTGTTCGTGGGCGCGGCAGGTCCGCTACACCCGGATCGAGCGGGCTGCGAAACCAGCCACCGTCGAATTGTATGACGGCGATTGGGTGTTCCGCGGTGAGGCGGTCAACCGCCTTGAGGGCTCCCAGTTGGGGCAGAAGATGAACCAGATTGGTTCCATCACGCTCGATCTGCCGATCCAACACAGCCCGGTCACCCCCTACACGGGTGACGACCTGGACGACTTCTGTCTGTGGGCGCGTGAGATGGAACCCCACCGCCGCACCTACCTGGCTCACTGGGCGATCGACCAGGATGCCCGCGACACCTCCAACATCCACGTGATCGTGGAGAAGGATGGCATCCGGATAGGCGGGTTCTCTGACCCGGAAAAAGCGGTCACTCTCGACGAGTCGGCCAAGGGCGACAAGGTCACCATCGAGTTCCTAGACGACATCGCCGAACTCAAGCACGTGCACATGGCGGCCAACCCGTTCCTGCCCGTGAGTTTGATTCAGCAGCCGAAGGTGCAGTTCCTGTACATCCCCGTCGATGTCGGCGGGTTGATGACGCTGGGCATGAATGTGCTCCGCAATCAGGCCACCAACTTCAACATGGACTTCGAGCTCACCGACCCGTCCACGTGGACGGAAGGGTTGTGGGATCAGGCGCAGATCGTGCCCATGCCGAAGCTGCTGGGGGAGACAACAGCACCAGCCACCATCATCACCGGCCAGATCAAGCAGCCGTGGCTGGACATCATGCAACCGATCCTTGAAGACGCCGAGATGATGATCAAGCCGAGGCGCTTCAAAACTGGCGATCCCGAACCGTTCCCGGGCGCGGGCACGGGCTGGCGCAACGGCACCCTGTTCGTCGACATCGTCGACAAGTCAGGGTTCCGGACTGGCACGTCATTGGGCGGCAACCTCGCCACGGGATTGGCCCGCACGATCGCGAACGTCACCTCCAACTATGTGGAGGACACCTACGACTTGTTGACCGGCGAGCCTGTCGATGTCGAGGGGTACAAGCTGCCTGGGATTCTCGGCACCCAGCCGGAACGTCCACACGCGGTGTACATGCACGGCCGGGTGTCGGGGGTGGAGAACTTCAAACTCATCCAGGCGCCGGGCGGACCTTGTCGCATCACTGCCGGGGGCCAGTCGATGCCCGGTGTCAACCCCCTCCTAGAGGCTGTAATCGGCTATGCCGGGGACGTTCTGGGAGACAACCTCGTCATCAACGGTTACGGCGTCGGTTCGCTCGGAAACATCCTGAACGCGTTCCTGATGCCGATCCTGAAGGACAGCATCCTCGCCAACATGTCCGTCCCGCTGATCGGCCGCGCTGCACAACAGGGTTGGGGGCGTCGGCTCGAGACAGCAGCAACAGGCGTGACGCAGGCGTACACGCCGGCCGCGATCATGGACTTGCGGAAGCGGCGCCGCGAAACCGACCCCGACACAGCGTTCATGTTCGATGTGGTGAACGCGATGCCCTACCTGATCGGCGACAACGGGCAAGGCCACTGGGGGTTGGGTGACCGCGTGGGTGCTACCTCGAAGTACCTAGGCGCGAAGGTGTTTGTCGCGCGTTGCCGAGAACTCTCACTACCCCTGGGCACCGCTAAGCCGCAGAGCTTCAAAGCGAAGTTCGGCGACACCCGCACCCAGCAGGACGCAATCGACAAAATGGTGGCCCTCGTTTCCACGGCGATGGGCGCCTTCCAAGAGATCGGGTTGGGCTGATGAGCGAACAACTAGACGATGACCCGGAACGTACGGCACGCATCGACCGCCTAGCTTCGGCGCTGTTCATCGCTTTCGGAGCCACTGGCGGCACATCGTCGGTGCCGATCCTCCGCCCCGTCGCCGAGATGCTGGATGCGTTCGGGGTGGTGCAGACCGAACCCGACTCTGATGAGGTGCAGGCGCGGTTGGCGTCCGTGCCGGGGTGGGCGAAGGAACGTATCCGTGAGGAGGCTCAGCCGGTTCCGGTGGAGCCGAACCATCATGGCATTCAGGAGACGGCGCGGGTGCGGTCGGCGCCGAAGCGGCCGAAGCGTATCCCGAAGGCGGCGCGCGGTGTGATCGCCAACCCGGGCGTCTAACCCTCACATCTTTCACGACCCTGCACCCGCTCGGGTGTGGGGATCTCACCTTGCCAGGAGGCGCCTGTGAGGCTTTACCCGTTACGCAAGGGCACCTACACCGTGTCGTCGCCGTTCGGTGCGCGTGAAGGCGGGTTCCACTACGGACTCGACTTCGCCGCCAAGGACGGAACGCCGTTCTACGCCTGCCAATCCGGCACCGTCCTGCACATCGGCAAGGCCGACGGGTATGGGCAGTGGATCGTTATCGACTCCGACGATGACGAGGGTGGCGGGTGTGTCGAGTACGGGCACATGTGGGATGCGTTCGCGACTGGTCTCCAGGTCGGTTCGAAAGTGAAAGCCGGGCAGCACATCGGGTATGTCGGTTCCAACGGCGGATCGACGGGACCGCACCTCCACATCACAGTGTGGGAGTACGGGTACGGCGGCAAACGCATCGACCCAGCCGGATGGCTACGCAGCGCCACTCATCCAGGAGAACCTGCACCTACTCCCGTCAAAGGATCACCGATGTCTGCTGTACCGAATCCTGTCACCCGACAGCAAATCTCACCGAACCGGCATTCCGGTGGCCGTGACGTCGACTGGATCGTCATCCACACCCAGGAGGGCTCTGGCACGGCGCGGTCGATCACCGACTATCTGTGCCGGCCTGCCGCGCAGGTGTCGTACAACGCGGTGTGTGACGACCGGGAAACCGTCCTTGTTGTGCCGTGGGATCAGAACCCGTGGTCGGCGATGAATGCCAACACTCGCGGTGACCACATCCTCATGGCGGGATCTTTCGCCGGATGGTCGCGCGACAAGTGGCTGTCCCCGGACGCGCGGGATGGCAAGAACGAAGACCTGCAGCTCACCCGTACGGCTGCGCTGGTGGCGTGGCGTTGTGCTGTCCGTGACATCCCGATCCGCTACGTCGGTGGTCGTGGGATGCCGAAATCGCCCGGTGTGTGCGGGCATGTCGACTTCGGGCAGTGGGGCGGCGGACACACCGACCCGGGCCCGAACTTCCCGTGGGGCGAGCTGATCTCGCGGGCCATCTCGATCTACAACGGAGGAAAGGACTGGCTCGCTATGGCAACCATGGCTGAAGTCGAGGCCCTGATCTACAAGTGCCTCAAGGT